TCCCCACATGCGGCCCAACTTTCGGTTCCCGTAAAGGTGGCGATTGTATGAGAAGTGAAATTGATCACATCCGTGAACGGCGCCTGGAGTCCCTCCACAAGCACGCCTTTGACCACGCCCCGGGCACCGTGTCCAACTGCCCTGAGTGCCGTCTCATCTCCGCATGGAGGGCCAAGCCATGAGCGACCGCGACATCGCCGCGCTGATCGTCTACGCCATCGTCATCGTCTTCGCCCTCGTCGTCTACGCCCTCGTCGTCTGGCTCACGCTGCATTACGCCTGGGGAAAGAAGCCATGAGCTACGCGATAGGCTTCGTCGCCGGCTTCCTGCTCTACCACTTCCTGATGAACCGGTCGGTGATGATGCGGGACTGCTGTCTCAAGCACTTCGCCACACACGCGGAGTGCGAGTGCCGGGACTGCCACGCTGAAAGGGTGACGCCATGAAGACATCGAACTGTCGCAACTGTGGAGAGAATATCATCTGGACGATCACGCGAAAGGGAAAGCGGATGCCCGTGGACGCAGAACCTGTTAGCAAGGGCAAGTTCATCCTCGACCCAGAAAACGAAGTCGGCGATATCCCGGCGGTGTTCATCGGAGACAATGACAGATACACAGGAGAGCGGTACAATTCCCACTTCGACAGTTGCACCGCACGCAAACACAGAGAAGAGGAGCCAGCGTAATGAGACAGCAACCACTGGTGATCTACCACGGGAAGTGCTACGACGGATTCACCGCAGCGTGGGTGTTCAGGAAGTTTCGTGGCGAAGCCGAGTTCGTAGGAGTGAACTACGGCGACACCACCCACCCAGACTGCAAGGGCAGAGACGTATGGATGATCGACTTCAGCTATCCGCGCGAGATCATGAAGGAGATCATCGTACAGTCGATGACGACGACCGTGCTCGATCACCACAAGACGGCAGAGCACGAACTGAATGGAATACAGACAGAGATACGCATGGAGAAGAAGGTCCAGCGCGAATCAGACAGGATCATCTTCGACATGACCCGCTCCGGTGCTGGGATGATCTTCGACTTCTTGGAGGACGAGATCAGCCGGAAGCGTGGACTGAAGCCTCCCCGGTTCAACGGACAGCGAGCGGAGTGGCTGGTCGACTACGTGGAGGACCGTGACCTGTGGAGGAACAAGCTTTTCCGCAGCAGGGAAGTCAACGCATGGATCTCGGCGGTCCCGATGACATTCGAGGATTGGGACTCACTCTCAGCGCTGACGATAGCAGATGCTGCATCTCGCGGGGACAACGTGCTCGCATACCAGAAACAGTACGGAGAGAAGGTATTGGTATCTGCTCGCACGGAGAAGCTCGGACTGCACGATGTCCCTGCAGTGAACCTCCAGTACGTGAACTGCAGCGAGTACCTTGGCCTGTTGGCGGAAAGAAACCCAGACGCACCATTCGTGGTGGGATACTTCCGTCGAGCAGATGGTAAGTGGCAGTTCTCGCTTCGTTCACGGGGCGAGTTCGACGTTTCTGATGTGGCGAAACAGTTCGGTGGCGGGGGGCACAAGAACGCAGCCGGTTTCGGGATGGCAACATTCCCATGGGTATAGATCCGTGGCCACAGACTACGCCCTCGACAAGATGCTCGAGCGACTCGCCGCAGGGTCTTTTGCCAGATTGGTCGAGCGGTCGCGACCCTATGCCTCAGTGGCTGCCCATGTGGCGCGCATGGCCCAACCCACGACCCGGTCCATGGCTGTACCGGAAGGCACCTGCATAACCTTGGAGGAATGGGCTTCGGTGTCCATCAGTGATCGACTTCAGCTATCGATGTCTGTAGATGAGTACAATCGACACGTGTCCGACGCCTTGCATCATGCGGGACTCGGAAAGGACGTTATGGCGATACGACGTCCATCCATGGACGTAACGACATATACAGGGCCGCTAAGGCCAGAAGTCGTCATCCAGCGACTACATGCCGCGAAGGTGGCTGCGATAGCTAAATCATTGAGCGAGCGAGAACCTGATGTCGTAGCCAAGCCTCAACCCAAGAAGGCTGGCAGATACATCGACTTGACTCGGAAGCGGTAGAATCCATCCAGGAGGTCGGATGGGAAGCATGGTCGAGGGTCTCTCGCCCAAACAGCTAAAGGCAGTCGGGCTCCTGGCTACAGGCGCTTCGAACGAGCGATGCGCGATGGTGATCGGCGTGCGTCCAACAACGATCGCCTCGTGGATGAAGCACGATCCATTCCGCTCAGAGGTTCGGCGTGCAATGGAGCGCATGCGACAGATCTTCGAAGGCCGCATCATGGGCCTGGCCGCGAATGCGGCTGTCGTAGTCGAGCGGATGCTGACGAGCAACGACATGGACGTCCAGGCCGATGGTGCAAAGTTGGCGCTGAACGCTGCGGTGCGCCTGGCTAATCGGTACAAGGAGCTACAGGTAGAGGGTTACGTGCCACCACCAATATTCGTCCTGCCCGAAGGATCTCGCGTCAGCACGGTACGGATCGCGCCCACCCCACCGACCGTCTCGCAGCCACGACTGGTAGAAGGTCGAATCGTGGACGTGAGTGCTCGCGCCGTCACAATTGGCGATGATGACGACGACATAGACTGATGGCGACAGCCCCAGTACAGCGCGACGAGACCAATCGGAAGCCGGTCGAATGGGCATCCGATAAGCAACGGTGGCTATTCGAGTCGGGGCCTCAACCCACACTTCTGTTGGGCGGCGTCAACAGCGCTAAGACATATGGCGCGTGTCTGAAAGTCCTCCACCTTGGTTTCATGTACCCCCACTCTCACATCGCAATCGTGCGGAAGACCTACAAGCAGCTCACCAAGACCACCATGCAGACGTTCTACGCGATGCTGGACCCAGCGCACTATCAGCATGGCACGCGGAACGATAACGACGGGTACTTGCGGCTGAACAACGGAACGGAGATCTTCTTCATCCACCTTGATACACCGAACTCGCTCACGCTCTTGCAGGGTCTCGAACTCAACGCAGCGTTCGTAGATCAGGCTGAAGAGATCAGCGGTCAAGCATGGGAGATCCTGGAGACGCGTGTCGGTCGGTGGTCATACGCCGAGGTCCCGCCGTGGGTGATAGCTCATCACGAAAACGAAACGGGGACGTCCTGGCCATGGACGACCAAAGACGGCAAGCCGATGCCGCCACCCTACCTGTTCGCAACCGCGAACCCTCCCGGAGATGAGTTGCACTGGTTGTGGGAGCACTTCTCTGAGGAGTCTGAGCAGTGGCAGAAGAAGTGGCGTGCGCTCGGGTATCAGTACGAGAAGACGGACACCCGCGAAAATCGGTACGCACTACAACAGAACATCGACACGCTCCTTGCACGAGATGACCAGTGGATAGACAGGTTCGTACGTGGAAACTGGGGAAGGCCGGAGGGATGCATCTTCCGAGTCGATCCACTAAGCATCATCGAACCCGACCAGCACTTTCTATCGATGATCAAGAGCGAGATGCGTCTCGGCCGCGCACTCGACCACGGGGACAACGCGCCCACGTGCTGCCTCTTGGGAGCGGCGGATGGTGAAGGAAACCTCTATATCTGGGCTGAGTACTACCAGGCTGGCGTAGATAAGGCAGGCAACGAGCACAACATAGCAGATCATCGCAAGGCCATATCCAAGATGTGCGAGGGCCTGAGGTTCCAGATAAGCGTAGCCGACCCACAGATCTTCTTCAAGAGCCGCAACATCTCCGGGTACTCCACGCGCTCACAGCGTTGGTCGATAGCTGACGAGTACATGGATAGGCGGCTCATGGACCCGAACACCGCGCTGTCGTTCTCCCAGGCCGACAACAACGAGGATGTGTCTCGGTCGCGTCTTCGGGAGTATCTGCGGGTAGATCCGAAGCACAAGCATCCGATCACAGGACAGATGGGAGCACCGCGACTCTACTTCATCATGCGTTCTGACGAATACCCACAAGGCTGCGACAGGGTCACGGTCGAGTTGAAGGCAGCAAAGCGTATCCAGATCGGAGAGAGCAACGGCCGCGCTATCTTCAGCGACGAACGAGATCCCACGATCTCAGACCATGCGCTCGACGCGCTGCGGTACTACGTGGGTGCCCATCCGATGCCAGTTCCAGCACAGCCGTTGCCCAACAAACCCATGATTCAGATGATCGACAGTGGGCGAGTTATGATGGTCGTCCCACCAATTCAGAGAATGCCATCAGCACCACCAACCGACCGTCCACGTCGAACATGGCGGTCCAGAGCGGGAGGGTACTAGCAGTGAGTGGTACCGTATAAGACTATGGGAACCGAAACTCCGGGTATCACGGCCAGCACCTTTCCGAGCCTCACGTCGGGGAGCGACATCGCCCCGGGCGACGACCAGCTCATAGACGACGAACCGGAACACGACGATCGGTTCGTACGACAACTGTTCAAGCGGATTGCCAGCGGAAAGAAGCCGAAGAAGAGGTGGGAGCGCGACTTTGAGGTCGATCGATCCCACGACTACGTAAAAGGCTTCCAGCGAGCTGTCGAAGACGAGAAGGATGCCCAGGATGAAAAGAAGTACCAGATCAACAAGATCCTGGCATCGCTCAAGGCAAAGATCCCGAACATCTTCTACTACTACCCCTACGTCCGGGTTCGCGCGTCAAGATCTCGCGAAGATACGCCAGAGGAGACTGTCGCGCAGAGGGCGCAACTACTACAGGACACGGTCAACACCATCATCCGCAACCCAGAGACTCGGTTCAAAGACGAATGCATGCTCGCGCTCAAGGAAGCCCAGTGGGCTTTCGGTGTGATCGAGGTGGGATACGAGGCGGATTGGGGCGAGAATCCATACGCAGAAAAACCCCCACTGGTCGAAAACGAAGACGTAGAGCGCGACCTGATCGACTCCGATAGGCTGGTGGACGACGAAGACGTAATCGCGTTTGTGATGAAGACGCTGACGGATGTTCCACACAAGGAAACCTTCTACTGCAAGTACATCCCAGCGAAACAGTTCCTGGTGTCATCGAACGACCGGTCTTCCGTGGAAGCACAGGACTGGGTCGCATACTGGGAATGGATGTACCTCGAAGACATCAAGCGAAGCCCGTCGTTCAAGAACAAAGAGGACATCAAGGCTACCGGGAAATCTGGAGAGTACAGCCTCGATCCTGACCTGACTCCATCGGCGGAAGATAGGGAGGAGACTCCTCCGGACATGGTCCGGGTTTGGAAGTACTGGGACATGCGCGAGCGCAAGCGGTACGTGCTCGCAGAGGGCAACGATACGGTACTGAAGGAAACAGAGTTCACCGAGTTGCCACTGTTCATCCTGCGCATGGAGGTGATGCCCGGGGAGTGGTATCCACTTCCACCGATCTTCAGCCAACTCACGGAACAGGATGAGTTCAATGACGCCCGCGAGTACATGCGGGTCGTTCGGAAGGGGACTCGCCCGAGATACCTCTTCGACAAGAACGCGTTCGATCCAGATGAGTTGGCGAAGTTCGAGACTGATGAGTTCCATACCTTCGTAGCCGTCAACAACGGGAACCTTCAGGCGATCGCAGCAGTGCAACAGCCGTCGTTGGCAGAGACGGCGATTCGGACGTTGGCACTGGCAGAACAGGGGTTCACGGAACAGTCCGGCGTTTCCCAGATGGATCGACTCACCAGGAGCGCAGGCGGCGCTCCAACCGCGACGGAAGTGCAGGCACTGGAACAGAAGGGAAGCGTGCGGGAATCGTACGAGCAGCAACAGGTTGCCGACTGGCTCGGGGCGATATGTCGCGGAATCCTCGTCACGGCGGTGGAGAAGGCTACGCTGCCGATGTGGATCGCGATGAACTCTGATCCGAGATCACCAGCATTCCAGGCCGATGCGACGGCGATCGCTGCGGTGTGGCAACAGATCACATCTGACCAGCTAGAAGACGCAGCAAGCGCAATGAACTGGGACGTGACGGTGGACATCGAGAGCATGTCCCCGGTCTCCGAGATTCAGTACGCCAACAAGCTCATGCAATTCATGAACCTTGTTGCGAGCCCGGGTGTCGGCCAGTTGCTCTCGCTCTCCCCTACGCTACTGAAGCTGATGCTCAACATGATCGGCATCAGGAGCGAAACGGACCAGAGGTCAATCATGGAGGCGCTGCAGAAGCGCGACGAGATGCAACGGGCCATGATGGAAGCACAGGCGAACGCGAACGCTCCGAAGCAGCCGGGGGTGGCCCCCATGCCCGGAGCTGCAAGCCCACAAGTGCCCCCGACGCCCGGACCACCCTCGCCCAACGAACAAGGACCGGCGATACCGGGTCCCGGAGGGCCGCAACCACCGCAACCCGTAGCTCCTCCCGGCCGCCCATCATAGGGTCAGCATATGGATAACTGGGATCGTCGTCCCGACGGAAGCCTGAAGAAGGGCGGGTTTCTAGGAGTTGTCAACCGCCCGGCGGGTGGTGTGTCAACTGAGTACTCCATCGGCATGCCGATCTTTGGTAAGGAAACCGACGTGCCGTCGATGGTCCCAACTCTGACCCCTCATGAGCTATATTTCCTGATGACTCTCCCGCGCGAACAGCCGATACCAGATGTAGTGGCCGACAAGGCCAGGAGGAGCGCCGAGATCAGGATGTCAACGGGGCAGTCGCCGTTCGCGGGGGACAACGAGTCGCCCTCCCCAACACGCGGCCCCGGTCCATGGGCCGACGAGTATGTCCTGCCCGGCGATCAACCATCACGGGTTCTGAATATGCTTCTGAAGTCGTTTCGGAGATGACGATGGACGAACAGAAGTACAGCGATGATGGGAAGACGCTTCACTGCGAGAAGTGTGGCGGGGACTTTGACACGGGCGGGTTCCCGTTCTGCAATGGGAGAGTCGAAGATCACGGGAGAGGAGCTGGCTTCGATGACGCCTTTACACCCTACGTGGACGTCCAGTTGCTCGACAAGAAGGACCCACGATGCACCAGCGTCAACGAACTGGGGATCAGGGGTGTCCCGATAGGGAGTCGATCCGAACGGCGTGGGCTGATGAAGGAGCTGGGTCTCCAGTACGGGAGTCAGAAGTTCGAGGATCGAGGGAAGAAGCGGTACTTTGACATGAGACGGAGTTGACGCATGGGCGACCCGACCAGCTACCTCTTCGGTCATCCCACGACACTTGGTGTTGGCGCGACGAGGCTATCAGATATCGAGACGCCGATGTGCATGCTCACCATCCGGTCGCGCCATGGAAGCGGAGAGATCAGGATCGGAGGTCCAGACCTTTCGGGAGGGCGATACGTCTCGTTTATCATGGCAGGGGAGGCCAAGCATTTCGGACCGTACCATGAGGGGCGCGGGCTCAGGCCCTGTGACATCTACGTCATAGGACAGGCCGGAGAACAGGTAGTATGGGATGGATTGGCCGCGTAAGGGGACGAAATGTACTCGATCTACATCCCGAGCATGGCGATCAAGGACGGCCCGAACCTCGACGCCTTCTCAAGGCTTCGGGTATCGAATCCAATCGGCCTGTTCGACTCTACATTCCAGTACGACCTGCAGACCAGAATCTACTGGCAGGATACGGCGAACGGCGGGACCGTAAGCCACACGGCAGCCTATTCGTCGTCGGCGCTGGTGACAGCGGCGCAACAATCTAGCATGGCTGCGATGCAAACCAAGCTGTACCACAGATACATCCCAGCCAAGAGTCAGCTCATCGTCATGACACAGGTCGTTGGCGCGGCAGTGACCGGTGTCACGAAGAGGGTTGGGTACTTCGACTCGAACGATGGCATCTTTCTTTCTCAGACGTTATCCGGGCTGGCGTTCGTCCGCCGCAGTTCAACATCGGGAAGCCCACAGGAGGAATCCGTACCACAGTACCTGTGGGATCTCGATCGTCTCGATGGGTCCGGACCCAGCCGCATCCGGTTCGACGTGTCCAAGGCAAGCATCCTCGTCATCGACTTGCAGTGGCTTGGGATGGGACGCGTACGGGTCGGCTTCGACATCGGTGGTCAGATCGTTTACGCGCACGAGTTTCTGAACGCCAACGTACTATCAGTGCCCTACATGAGAACAGCGAATCTTCCCATACGGTGGGAGGTGTCGGGCAACGGTGTCGCAACGATGTACGCGACATGCGCGTCGGTCATATCGGAGGGTGGTGCTGAGTTCGACAGGGGATACCTGGCGGAGAAGGCGTCGGGAACCGTTACTGCCGCGTCGGGTGCGCGAACATGCATCGTCGCAATCCGGCCGAAGACAACGCTGAACAGCATCGTCAACCGACTACAGATCACACCGGACATGTTCGGCGCGATCGTAACCGGGGACATCCCGGTTCTATGGGAAGTCCTGTACGACCCTACGATAAGCGGTGGCTCATGGGTGTCCGCAGGCTCGGATTCTGCGGTGGAGTACAACATCACAGCCACATCGATCAGCGCGGGAACGGGAGTGGATGCGTTCTTTGTTCCAGCGCTGTCGAGTGCAGTTGTAACGGCTGCGATGGATTCAGCATATCGGTTGCCACTCGTTCTGGACATCTCAGGCAGTAACCCAATCGCCCTAGCTCTTGTCGCAACGGGCATCGACGGTACATCCACATGCCAGGGCTCGATCACGTGGCGGGAACTCAGGTAGGAGAAGAAGATGGGTGCATCGAACTACTGGAAGGACCGAGTATGCAAGCACATCCTGCGTGAGGGCGCAGCCATGGGCGCGAACACGGGGTGTTTCGTCTCGCTGCACACGGCAGATCCGGGCGGGACAGGAGCCAGCGAGGTCGTGGTCGGAGGTAGCAGCTACACCCGACAGAGCGTTAGCGGTACGGGCACCTTCCCGACGGTCGTCGGCGACTCCGTGACGAACAGCGCTGCGGCGATCAACTTCACTCTCATGCCAGCATGTACAGTCACCCATGTCGGATTATGGGACACGATCGGACCGGTGACTGGAAACTTCCTCCACGGACAGTCGATGACGAGCAAGGCGGTCAACGCAGGAGACACGTTCCAGTTCGCCACGAGCCAGCTCACGATCGACTACTCGGGCACGCGTGGGTACTCGTCCTACCTGACGATCCAACTCCTCAAGCACCTGCTGCTCCAGGCGACCTTCGGACAGCCTGCGGCGAACGGTGTCTCACTGCACACCGCAGACCCCGGTGAGACCGGAGCCAGCGAATGCACAGGAGGCGCGGGACCGTATGCTCGACAGGCTCCGACCTTCGCAGCGCTGTCGGCCGGAACCGGAGCGAAGCTCCTCAACACCGCGATCAACTACGCCGGGATGCCCGCCTGCACGGTGAACTACATCGGGATCTGGGATCAGATCGCTGTCGGTGGGAACTTCCTTCTTGCGCAGACCGTGGCGGCGCTCGCGAAGTCTGTGAACGCGGGCGACACGTTCCAGATCCCGGGCACGGGCACCGGTCTCACCGTGACGATCAGTTAGGCCATGGAGGATACCATGAGTTTCTGGGATTGGTGGTTTGGAGACGACGACGACACCGAGGACTCGTATCGGGCAGGCGGAAGTAGCGGCAGCTTTTGATGATGAAGAAGGTTCTCTACCTCCTGAACATCGACGACTACGCGCCGGAGGTGACGGCGCTGACGTACCCGCTGATCTATCGGTATGCTGACAAGATCGGCGCAGCTGTTCAGATGATCCGCGAGCGCCGTTTCCCGGAGTGGCCAGTCGTCTATGAGAAGCTCCAGATCCACCGGCTCGCACAGGAGAACAGGGCGGACTGGCACATCTACCTCGACTCCGACGCGCTCGTGCATCCGAACACTCCGGACTGGACGAACTTCCTCGCGATGGACACCGTCGCTCACAACGGCGTGGACTTCGCGGCCGTGCGCTGGCGCTACGACGAGTACTTCCTCCGCGACGGGCGGAACGTGGGCTCGTGCAACTGGAACACCATCGCGTCGAAGTGGTGCTTGGACCTGTGGCGGCCGCTCGACGACCTGACGTTCGAGGAGGCGGTCCAGAACATCACGCCTACGCAGGACGAGCGCCGGAGCGGCGTGATCGACGCGGCGCACCTGATCGACGACTACACGCTCTCGCGCAACATCGCCCGCTTCGGCCTCAAGGTGCAGACGTTGATCGCGCTCGAAAAGCGACTCGGCATCGCGGGGCAAG